TTATTGAAACATTTAAATTTAATAACTGGATATTATAAATAAGAGAGGACGATATGAAACGAGTACTGTTGAGTCTTTTGCTGGCCGCTTCGCTGCCCCTGCCCGCAATAGCAAGTGCCTATGAAACATGCGATATGGATGGATCTAATTGCAAACAATCTGATGAAATTTGCGATATGGACGGAAGTAATTGTAATAAAATTAATTCTCCTCCTCGCGAACATAAATTAAAAACTTTTGATGAAAGAACTTTTAAATAAAGGACAAGAAAATGAATAAAATAATATTGCCGCCTCATTTACACTTATTAGCAAATAAAATTAATGAGAATATAAATTCAAAAGAAATTAAAGAAATTCTGGAATATACAATAGAAGAAATAGAAAGTGCCAAATCGTTTACCCGGAGTGCCAGTGGGAACTGTGAAAATATATTTAATAAAAGGAAATAAAAATGAATCCATACTGTCCTAATTGCATTGATCAACATGACTTAAGACAGTATGGAAAATGCGAAAATTGTTTAGATCATTATCATAATCAGGAATATTACGACAAGGATGAATATCATGCAGAGCAACAAATCTCATAACTCAAACTATCAATTACTTTTAATCGAATTAAAACGTCAATTACAAGAAAAGATTGAATCATCCGAATGGACACACTCACATTTTAAACGATTAGAATCTGAAGTAATCACATTAAAAGAATCAATTTGTTCAATTGAAAATTATTTACAGGTGAAAAATGAATTTTGAATCACAAGTTTGTTCACTCGAATTATCCAAACGATTAGAAGAACTGGGTGTTAAAAAATATTCTCTCTTTGATTGGGTTAGAAGAAGCAAAGAAGAGGATTTTTATTTATGGCTCATGTCTCCTTTCAGTAGAGAACTTATAGGTTGGCATGAACAACATCGAGCCTTCACCGTCGCAGAACTTGGTGAGATATTACCTCCATCTTTGGATGAAACAATTTTAAATTTCGAGAAAAAACATATGTGGTCTGTAAATTATGGAGGAAATCATGAAGGCTGGATTCATACCGAAATATCCTCTACGGAAGCTGACGCCCGCGCCCGAATGCTTATTTACCTCCTCGAAAATAAACTGATGGAATTGCCGATATGAGCGAATGGATTAGCGTTAAGGATCAACTTCCTAAATCAGGTTTGAGAATTTTATTTGTATGCAAAGATATGGAAAGAGTTTTAATGGGGCACCATATAATGAACGGATTAATGCAATTTACTCCAGTTATAAACGGAAATCCCTCTAACGATGATTCGCCAATCATAGTTGATATGACTCACTGGATGCCGTTGCCTCCTTGTCCGACTCGTGAAGAGATGTAAATGAAATTTAAAAAAATAGATGATAAGAGAAGATTGATAAATTCAATTAAAAAAGTTAATGGTTGTTGGGAATGGCAAAAATCATTAAATTCTGGTGGCTATGGTCGAATAATGACAGGCTCAAGAGTTGATAACACCAGAAAAATCATAAGTGTTCACCGTTACTCATATAGCTTATTTGTTAGTGAAATACCAAAAAATAAATGGGTTTTGCATACTTGCGATAACAGAAAATGCCTTAATCCGAAACATCTATTTTTAGGTGATAGACAAGATAATGTTGACGATAGAGAAAATAAAATGAGAAATAAACTTCCAAATGTAAAAAATGAAAATCATCCATCAGTAAAATTAAAATGGAAAATAGTTAATGATATTAGATTACGTTATTCAAAAGGTGAAAGAATATCATCGATAGCAAAAGACTATATTGGGATGACAACGAGAAGAAATATTTCAGATATTGTTAATTATAAAACGTGGTTACCGGAGCCGCCGAAATGAGAAAAATTAAATTCAAAAAGAAAATACAAATATCTGCTGCATTTGATAGAAGACATAAAGATCCATCAAAAGATTATGGAATTCATGGGTGTAATATACATTTTATACTGATTGGAGAAAAAGGTGCAATTACATTTTTACTTTACACAAATTGGTATCTTCCTCATGTAGCAAAAGAATTTAAATATCAATTAGATCATACAGGATGCACTCCCATTCCTGCGGACATTGGATATCATTCTCCATATCCAATGTATGAAGGTCAAAAACCAAGAGAAGAAATATGTCAATATATCGGAGTTCCTTGTTATTCAGACGGATCATCATTGGATGCAGATGCATATTATGAAGAATTAGTTGAAAAGGGCTCAAAAGGATTATGGAAAAAAATGATTAAATATTATAAAGAGAGATTTATTAATGAGAGAAATTAGATTCAGAGCTTGGAATAGTTTCGATAAAGAAATGATTTATTTACAAAGTGCCATTCATGATTCCTGGGGTCTTTTTGTCAATCGTCCTGATGAATATACGATTATGCAATTCACCGGCCTTTACGATAAAAACGGCAAAGAGATTTATGAAGGGGATATTCTTAAGTCAGGTTGGCTAGATAAAAATGTGATTTGTCAATGGAAAGATAAATATGCTGGATTTTATATTGATGTACCAGGTTTTTCTTATAATTTTTCTTATAATAAAGAAACAGCTGAAGTTATTTCTCTTACAATAAATCCTGAAAACATTGAAATAATCGGAAACATTCACGAAAATCCTGAGCTGATAGAGGATTTGAAATGAAATTAATAAAATTTTTACTTTCTATTCTATTACTCATATGTTCTTTTTACATCGGCAGCAAAGGTTTTTCATTACCAAATTCCGCTGCTGCAGAAATATGTTTTGGATTTGCAGGAACGATGTTGATGGCAGCATTAATTATTTTTGTGAATATAGAATGATAATCTTACTGATTCACGAATATCCTAAATTGCTAGGTGATTTGACTAGATACAACCGCAGATTATACATCGATCTGTGTAATAGACCATAATAAGATTCTATTTTTTATAGAATGGACACGCCGACAAAAACCAGAATGGATTAATTTATAATGAAATCAGCAATTATTACTACAATGATTTTTTTATTTTTAAATTGTTATGTAAATACTCAAAGAATAAAAAATTTAGAAAAAGACATAAAAACAATTAAGGATGAACAAAGATGGGAAGAAATAAAATCTCATATTTTTTAATAACGATAAGGAAAAACTAATTATGCCAATCAACAAAGCATTAGCTAATGGCAAATGGTGGTGGGCTTATCTTGATGATAGCGGTGTAATTCATGTTAAAAAATACACGGATGATGCAATCATTGTGAGAACTGAACAACTTCCTTTTTGCAAAGGGATTTTTGATCCTTTCAAGGCTGAAAATAAACATCAAGCCCAACTTATGATAGCAAAATGGTTGGATGAACAATCATATCATCAAACAAGTAGAACCCAATGAGTAAAAATTAATGATGTAAAATTTACTATCAAAAATATAAATTAATTAAGGAAGTAACATGGTTACGGAAGGAATACATAAAAATTTAAGTAGCGAAGAATATCATTCTCACAAAGAATCAATTTCACGATCCGCTTTAATGGATTTCAACAGATCTCCTTTTCATTATTGGGCAAAACATCTTAACTCTGATAGACCAAAAAAAGATGCAACATCTTCAATAATATTAGGTTCAGCCTTTCATACTTTTATCTTAGAACCTCATTTATTTGCCGATGAATATGCAATAGAACCTCAAAAAGTTTTATTAAAAGATGTAGGCCGAGATGCTTATGAATTATATAAATCACAATGCGAATTATTAAATAACACAAATAAAACAATTTTAACTGCTGAAGAAATGAAAACATTAAATGCGATGAAAGATAATTTATTTATTAATGAAAAAGCTAAGGAATTATTAACTGGCGGCATTATCGAACAATCCTATTTTTGGAAAGATCTTGATAGTGGGCTTATTTTAAAAAGTCGTCCTGATCTAATGCATTCTGAAATGTATATAGATTTAAAAACTTGTTCAGATGCCTCACCGCGCGCCTATCAACGAGAGATGATTGATTATGGTTATCACATTCAGGGTGCAATGGTGCGAGATGCTATACGTGTTTTAGAAAACCGAGAAATGAATAATGTAATCAACATCTGTGTTGAAACAAAATATCCTTTCACTGTCGCCATTTATATTATTGATCAAATTGCACTTAATCATGCAGAGAATCATTATAAAAATTTAGCATTTGAATTAAAAAAATGTTTAGAAAAAAATGAATGGCAAGCATATGACATACAAACTATCGGATTACCCACATGGATAAAATAGGAATTACTCAAAAAGAATTGTCATAAGTCGTATTAGCGTGTATAATTATATTTTAAATAAACTAAGGAAATGAAAAATGTTAGAAGAAATGAAAGTAGGTGAATTATTAAAAATAGCTCAATTATTTAATAAAAATGAGCTTACATCTACTTTTTATGAAGTAGGAAAATCTTATTTTATTCGAACAGTAACAATGCATTTGATCGGTAAAATAAAATCAATAAATCAAAAAGAAATTCTTTTAGAAAAAGCATCTTGGATAGCCGATTCTGGCAGATTCCATGATGCTTTAAAAACAGGGGAATTAAATGAAGTAGAGCCGTTCATTAATGATGTAATTTTAAATCGAGACTGCATTGTTGATGCTTCAGAATGGAATCATAAATTACCAGATGTTCAAAAATGAACTACGCACTTTTGAAGTCGAACGAGTGGGCTGACTCTAAGTCTTGGTCTGGGTCTAGCTCTGGGTCTTGGTCTTGGTCTTGGTCTTGGTCTAGTTCTGGATCTTGGTCTTATTCTAGGTGTGGATTTGGCTCCAGATCTTGATATGAAATATAGGTATTTATGAATTACGCAATTTTGAAGTCGAACATGTGGGCTAACTCTAGGTCTAGGTGTGGGCCCAGGTCTAGGTCTTGCTCTAGGTCTAGGTCTGGATTGATGTATAAGTCTTGGTCTGGGTTTGTGTCTAGGTCTTGGTCTGGGTCTAGGTTTAGGTCTGATTAATTTCAACAATAAGGACAAATAATAATGAATGATTTATCTACTTTCAATTTCCAAATTAATTCAATGAAAGATGCAATGGAATATGCAAAATTAATTTCTGAAAGTGATTTAGCTCCAAAAGATTTTAAAGGAAAGCCAGGAAATGTGTTAATTGCAATTCAGTATGGAGTAGAAATTGGCTTAAAGCCTATGCAAGCAATTCAGAATATTTCTGTTATCAATGGACGTCCGGCCATTTGGGGAGATGCTATGATTGCTTTAGTGCAAAATCATCCTTTATGCGAATACATAAAAGAATATATTAAGGATGGGACGGCTTATTGCACTGTAAAAAGGCGCGGGGAAGATGAATATACATACGAATTTTCGAAAGAAGATGCTAAGCAGGCTGGACTATTAAATAAAGCAGGTGTGTGGTCTCAATATCCGGATCGTATGCTTCAAATGAGGGCACGTGGATTTGCTTTACGAGACAAATTTTCAGATGTTTTAAAAGGCATTGCGATGCGTGAAGAAGTAATGGATTATCAAGTAGTAGATATTAATAAAAACTCTCAAAATAAGCTTGATGCTTCTGAAAAAATTTCTTCCTTAATTGAGAATAAGAACTCAATTTTTTCAGATTTTGCTTTCCAAATTGAGCATTCCCAAAGCATTAAAGAATTAATTTCTGTTGGGACTGAAGCTTCAAAAATACTTTCTGAAGATCAAAAAGTAAAAATGAGAGAATTATATAAAATTAAACATGAAAAATTATTAAAAAATGAAATAATTAATCTTGAAACAGGAGAAATCACGCCGAATGATAAAAAATAACGGTTTTTATTTTACTACTAAAGAAGCTGCTTCGATTTTAAATTTTTCACCGGATCATATGCGGCGATTAATTTTACAAAATAAAATTAAAGCTGAAAAAGTTGGTAACAATTGGCTTATAAAAAAATCTGATTTAGATAAATTTAAGAGAACACGTTTGCCAAAAAAAGGAATTATCTCTCATGGAATCAACGAATGAAGCTCTAAAATTAATTGCTCAAGTTAAAGAAAACTTACAATATCTTTTTGAAAATGATCGTTTATATAATATTTCAGCAATACATGAATCTATCAAATTGTTAGATGAAGCGGTCGATAAATTAGCATGTTCTACATAGAACTATCGAATTAAGGAAATATGATGAAAATATTTTTAGCAATAAATGGATATTTTCGCTGCGCAGCCTGTCGAGCTTTTAGCAGGAATTCAAAAAAATGCGAACATTGTAATGCTACTCAAAGGAAGAAATCATAATGGATGAAGAACAAATAGAAGAAAGTTTAAAAGATATTCGTCTTATTAAAGATGTGCTTGGAATGGACATTAATCATTTTGAACGTCATAAAGATTTTGCAATGAAAGGGCTTATGAAATTTGGCGATTCGTTTGCTTATCGATTAGGGATCTTATTAAAATCCGCTGATTTAAAGAATAGCGTAATAATTCTTAACATTTGGAAAAACGAATGTACTCAACATGATTTGCTTTATCGAATTCATCAAGCTAAAAAAGAGGCTGAAAAAAATGAAACTCTTAATTCATAATAATAATTTTGTTTTAATTATAAAACATGTAGTTGCGATTGATCTTACTGATAATGTAATTACATATCATACCCTTATTCCAAATAAGAATGGAATTTTTAAAGATGTTTATAAATTACCTGAAGAAGCACAAAAACAATTTGATTTGATTGTGGAATATCTAAAAAAAACATAAAACTAAGCGACAGCCAAGGAAGAAATCCGCCGCTTAATCTATTTTAAACTCATTTTTTCTTCTTGCCTTGGTCTTTCCCTTTCTTCTTCATGAGAGACTTCCGAATAATTAATGTTCAAACAAAAAGTATACTGCGAGGCTTACTTAAAAGCAATTTATTCACAGCTTATTAGTCTAGTTATACACAGAAATTGTGAATTTGTTCCACGCGTGGAACAAGTTGAAAGCTGATTTATTTTATCTAAGTATTTGAATGTAATTGAATACATTCATCCTTGGGCGTAAGATAAAACTGCAAGGTATTATTATACACCCAAGGATAGGAATATATGCCTAATGTAGCAAAATTAAAGCCATTCGACAAGATAGAAATAATCAGAAAAATCACTGGATTTACCCCTGCTCAAAAACATTTACTACTGCTTTTAGCTACTCATCTCGGAACTCATAATTTTTGCCATCCCTCTTTATCAACTCTGATGATTGAATCTGGCATGTCTCGCACTGCTGTTGCTGATAATTTAAAAAAATTAATCGCAGTAAATGTGCTTATTAAGCTTCCTCCTTCGCATGGATACAAATCAAATCGCTATTTAATCAACTTCGAATTGCTAGTAGCCCAGGACTACCAGTGTAGTAGCCTAGGACTACTAGACTGGTACACTAGGACTACTAGACTAGTAGCCCAGGACTACCCTAAAGAACAATTAAATAAAATTAAAAGAAAAGAAAAGAAGCCTTTTACACAAAAATCCCAAGAAAAAAGAAAAGAAAAAGCTAGTCAAGCCGTTGCTGAAATTAGAAAATTATGCAAATTAAAAACGATGGGAATAAAGCAATGACCAAGTGGATTGACTTAACAGACAAAGAAAATGGATTTAAAGCGCTTAGGACGGTTTATACAGATGACCCTAGTGATGACCCACCTAACCAATTAAAATCGAATGTACCCCCTTCAAATTTAGTTAAACGCGATATTTCGAAGCCATGGAGAGAACCAAAAGGAATTTTAACTCGGAAAACAACAAAATGATTGAAACACTTACATTAAAAAAATTATTAGCTGCCAAAAAATGGCTTGAAGAAAACCCATCTGAGTTAAAAAAATATTATGGATTTTCAAAAACCAAGGAAGAATGGCCAACTATTGCGGATTTTTATCGGGCTATTGACCAACTTGGATGGAAAATAGGATGAATTTAATAACTTTTGAATTACCGTGGCCACCTTCTGTTAACAATTATAAAAAAATCGGTAAAATTGTAAAAACTCAATCAGGCAAGCTTTATCAGCAAAGAATTAACAATAACGAAACCAAGATGTTTTATTTTGAAGTCTACATGATATCTAAGAAAATAATGCCCACAGAAGGCTCAAAATTTGCGATTAGCGACCAGATCGAGCTTGAGGTATCCATAGACCTTCACCCCCCTCATCAAAAGCGTTATGACGTGGATAATCGTTTGAAAGTTTTATTAGATAGCTTAACGAGAGCCAAGATCATTAAAGATGATTCACAAATTCGTAGACTTATCGTACAAAAAAAGCCTATGATTGAACATGGCAAAACAATAGTAAGTATTAGAATTTTGGAGCCCGAAAATGACACTTTCTCCGGAACAAATGCGCAAGAAATCATTAGCTGAAGCAGAAGCTTTACGCCATGCTCGTTATGCTCAAGCAGATGGAAGCATGAAAAAAATGAACACAGAACCGGTCAATAGCACAGCTATTCACGCAGAAGTAGCTAGAGTAAATGCTGCCACAGCAAAAGAAGAAGCTTCTATTGCAGGTCGTGGAGATTAAAAATGGACATGAAAGAACTAGAAAAATATCGCCAAGATAAAGACGCAAGAATGCGTGGTTATGAACATACTGGCAGAGATGCAGATGATCGTTATACAAAAGATATGTTCGGTGGGATGCAAGGAATTGATCCAAATTCACATGGAGCAGAATTACAATGATGAGCCCAGAGCAAAAAAGGCAAATGGAAGAAGCAAAACGTGAATCTGAAGCAAAAACATTTGGTGTTTGTGCAGATGGATTGAAAAAGTCTGAATCGGATTCTTGTAATCAAATCAACAACGAATAGGTGGCATATGGATAACAAAGTAAATGAAAACCGTCCCATGAAAGAATTACGTTCCGACACCTCAACAATGCATGACTCAGCTGATTCAATTCGTCGAGGTGGCGGTGAAGATCCACGCAGATATGATGCTAAAATTGCGATAGATCGTGTTGTAACTAATCACGATATGTCCGGTTATAATCATAATGCGACTTCTTCTCAACCTGCTAATAATGGCCGTGAGAATGAAATGCAAATGAACCGGATGGATAAAAAATCGATGAGTATGGGAACACCGAATCCTGATGGTACATATTCTCGTTGAAAAAATGGAGCGACAGCTATACGAAGAAAGTTCCCGCAGTTTATCTTTTCTTCAAGCTGTCGCATAAACTGGTGGCCTATTTTATCCTAGACTTCTTCACCACATGTAGGCATTAGCTCAGCATTTCCTACATCCCGCTTTACATCTCATCCGCTGAGTTCTGAATGATTTGTCGATATTATAGGCCATAAACTTTGACAGACTACCGGAATTGCACCGGTTTGGTGAAATTTTCGCACTAGCCATAGCCTAGGATGCTCTACGCATTCACCTTGAGATAATTCAGCATTTCACTGTCAATGCCGAGTCTGTCATAAACTGGCGGCCTATTTTCTTTGCATATAGGATTCGAACCTATGATATCTCGCTCTATAATGGCTAATCGACTGTAGAATCGAATTAGTTTGTCCATTGGCTCACACTTTGTCCACTCGTGAAATGCAAATATCGTTGGCCATAAACTCGGTTATCATTCAAAAATCCTGCGCGATCGATGGTTTTTTTTCTTCTTCTTTTAAAGGCTGTAAAATATGCCATTGATGATTGTTGTCAGGCACGAAAGTCATTGTTTCACTAATGCATTTAACTCGATTAGAATCACTAGTATTAGGAGCACATGTATAAGCATGAAGTATCCATCCACCAAATACTTTCGCTCTTCTCGTATTAGGATCTAACTGTTCCCATTCCCAAGATAATCTAGTTCTCATTTACCATCCTCTCATCAATAAAACACGCTGTCCTAAATGTAATTTTAATGCTTTATATAAGCTTTTTAAACGTCCATGTTTGTAAGCTCTAAAAAATCGATAGAAATAAAATATATTTTTCATTCTTAAATCCTTAATTATGTTATCTTCCGTGCGAATAATTTTGTTTAATTATTCGTCCCATGAAAAAGCACTTTTAAAATATCAATTACATTCGGATGAGCGCTAGAAAGTTCATCTTTAAATTTCTTTATTAAAGTCAGAGCTAAATCTAAATCATTAATAATATTTTCAGCATTTGGATTATTCATAGTTTTAATCACCGCGTTAATAATAGATAAAATGGGAGGAACAGAAACAAGAGAAATACTTTTTCCCTCAGCTTGATTTTCCATAAACAATTTTCCTTTTTATCGCATTAATAATGCAGTCATCTCGATCATTTGTAAGCTAATGATAAACAAAGAAACTGAGATGACCACTAATAACCCACACATTGTATATTCACATCCTTTACTCATTTTTATTTCCTTTTTGTTTGTTTAATAAATTTTAACATTAATGATATTCAATCGCTTCTAAATATATCCTTTCACTTTCTTTCCATTTCTGTTGATCTTGTTCATTTTCTATTTTCTTTATTCTTTCTTCCATTTGTTGTTGTTTTTGTTGTTCCATAAATTCATCATATTCTTTATTTTCATATGCTATTGCGGGCAGGGGCAGCGAAGCGGCCAGCAAAAGACTCAACAGTACTCGTTTCATATCGTCCTCTCTTATTTATAATATCCAGTTATTAAATTTAAATGTTTCAATAAGATCATTTTCGAATTCATTAATCTGTTGTTCTGTCATATCAACTAACGCAACTCTGCTATTGTTAAGTTTTCTTTCCGCATAACAAGTCATTTGATTGCTTTCAAAATCATTTGCTGATTCTATTTCTATTAAAACTCTTGGCAGCATTTCAAATGCTTGTTTTGTTAAAATTGCTTGTAAGCCCATTTTCTTGTCCTCTCTTCTTTAGTTATTAATATTACACGTAAACACAACATCACAATACACGCCAACCAAGCATTTGTCAACAACAATCAATAAATATTTTTACCCCTCAAACCAACACCTCAGTTCTAAGCTTTAAGTCTAGTAAAGCAGGCAAATCGTCACTCCCGTTGCCAAACTTCTTTTAAAAACCCTGATTTTCACGGGAATTTCGCCGAAACTGAGGGGGGTGACAAACCGGGGCGGGGGGTCGTTATTGATTCCGGTACCCTGCAACTCTGCCAACAGACCCACCAGTCGTTGTCATAGAGCGCGCCATACGCTTTTTGCAAAGCCGCTTGTCTGCAAGGCGTAGATAGCGCCCCTTCCTCGTCTTATTCGCGTTCCTGTAAATACCAATTTGGTATTAATTGGTAGGTAATTGGTATTTGAGTTATGCGGTAATTCCTGATAAGTGCTACCCTGAGTAAGAGTAAGTTGAAGGAGGCTGCGGGATGTCGTAGAGGCGCTTGTACTGCACCGCCAAATACCTTAGAATGGCTATGTCCTTGATTAGTTATTACTACTATTGGCCTCTATTTATGAGGCCATTTTTTTAATGGAAACAAAATGTCAGATACTTTCAAAAAAGTTTATAAACAATTGCACCCAGAAAATTCAGCATTAATCGTCAAAATAAAAGAATCTTTCGAGATTGTTGAATCAATTTTATTAAAAGTAAAAAGTCGAGAAATGTCATTAGCTCTAACAAATTTAGAACAAGCATCTATGTGGGCTACCAAAGCAATTGTTATGCAAGATGAACATAATGGTGGTAATCCAATTTGAGTTTAACTCCAGCCCAAGACAATATCGAAATCCAACGTAAGCGTGAAGCGATTGAACTATGCGGAAAAAATAGAGGCCCTCATCATTATATGCCAATTGAATGGCGAACAATTAAAGGTGATGTGGAAATCAAACGAGTCACTCGTTTGATATGCAAAATTTGTTTTGCTAATGTAACCATTAAAACTTTATTGCAAAATTATCCTGATGTTAGTGTCCCAGAAACCGGCGGTAATTAGAAATAGCTAATTCTTTTTGAGCTGATCCATTCGGCGTATTATAATATTCTTTATAATAATGCCAGATTGCGTTTATGTCTTTAGAGGAAGGTAGAGGTTCACTAACACGAGCATAATGAATTCTGGCCATCGCAGTTGCAAATCTAAAATCATACATTAATCTCTGCTCATCCGGCTGGAAATGAGCATTAAAGTTAGAGCCTATAGTTAAAAAAAGAGAAGGTTTATTTTTTATATAATTCTGCCAAATATCATTATACGTTTCTGGCTCCATTTGATAGATACCTAATGCTGGTCCTTTAACTTGTTTGATATAAGTCCCTCCTAGCGATTCATTCGCGCACGTAAAAACAAGCAATTCCTCTGCATCTGGAGAATTTAAAATTAAATCATGTAATGAAGGCTGAATGATGAATTCCCTAAATTGTGCTATATTTAACATTTAAAATCCCTATAAAATATTTAAAATCATTTTAAAAAGGATATCGCTCGATATGCAAGAACAAATAAGAAAGAAAGTGGAATTAGAATTAATCGAAGAAATATTTCAACATTTTAAAAAAGGAACTGGCAAACATTATGATGAAGAGAAGCATTGCAAATTGATTGTTAGCACCATGATGAATTCAGAAAGAGGAACCGTAGGCGCTTTTTGTGTTGAGGCGAAAATAAGTGAATTTACTTTTTATGAATGGGTCAATCGATATCCTTTATTTAAAGATTTATATTTGTACGGAAAACTAATTGCAAGACAAGTTTGGGAAGAAGAAGGTAGACAATTAAGAGGCCAAGACTTTCCAATGGGTGTTATCAATTATGCATTTGAACATTGGAAGATGATTGGTTGGTCTCGTTTTGGGGTTGGTAAAAATTCTAGAATTAAATTAAATCTTAATCCCAATGGAACACCATTAGAGCATTATCAACAAGTTATTCTTCAAGCAAGCGAAGGTGATTTTACTGCTTCAGAAATTAAACAATTAATGGAAGCAGTTAATGTTGGATTAAATACACACGAAAAGTTAGAATTACAGAAACAAATTAATGAATTACGCGCTGATTTAGCTAGCATGAGTGCAAACCAAAATGTCCAAAATCCTTTCACAAATAAAGGAACTACGTAAAAAGATTAAAATTCCTTGGCGCATAGTTTATGTTGATAAAGAAATTAAGCCAGAGGAATTTGAAGTGAAAACGATCTATGTGCACATCTGGATATAGGAGAAAGAGAACATGAGTATTTGGGATACGGTAGGCGATATTGTAATGGGCGGCGGAATTTTAAAACCAGTAACTGATAAAGTAAGAGATATTGGTGGGAAAATATTAGGCATACCTGATGCTGATGAAAAACGTCGTCAACAAGCAGCGATGAATGATCAAATCAAAGCATATCGAGATCAAACTGAATTAAGTCGACAAGAACTTAATAAAGCTAAAGACGCACAAAGTACAGAGCAACGACGAATTCAAGAAAAACAAATTCGTGCATTGCGTCGTAATTATCGACCAGCTGGAATCTTAACAGCTGCTTCTTCATCCCAAAATGATATGTCGACTAAATTAGGTGGATAATGAATGGATACAACCCAAGGAATGCCGCCCGTTCCAATGCCTGGAACTTCATTATTAGAAGTTCTCAGAAAAAGATATAATGCAGCTAAGTACGTAGCAGATCTTTGGATTCCCATTCAACAAGCATCTTATTTTTATGCTATTCCTTTTCGCAATCGTTATTATCTTCCTGGTAAAGAATTTCAAGGTACTATTCAAAATACGCGTGTTTATGATACGACAGCCGTTGAATCAGTCAGTAACTTCGTTTCCAAAGTTCATGACACAATGACACCCCCAAAAACTCAATGGGGATTTTTGGAAGTGGACAAAAGCATGGTGGATGATCCAGACAATCAAGATAATTTACCTATTTTGCAAGAAGCTCAGCTAATCCTCGATGCTTATATGAAAAGATTATTTACTTACATTCATGCTTCGAATTTCGATGTAACGATTAATGAATGTTATTATGATCTGGCTGTTGGTACAGCGGCCTTAGTTATCAATCAAGTAAATGATGAAACTCCTTTTCTTTGTACAAGTATTCCAGCAGATAAGTTAGCTATCGAAGAAGCAGTCAATGGAAATATCGAAACATGGTTTAGAACATGGCAAAATTTAAAAATTGCTGATCTTCATACCAGATGGCCAAATATCGTAATTACACCTAATTTACAACAATTAATGGCTAGTGATTCTGATGCAGTTGTTCGAAATATTTATGAGGGAGTTGCTTATTTTTCTAATCAACTGACAAAAAAATACTGTTATGCTGTATGGGCTGATAATGATTTGTTATATGCCCAATGGTTAGAAAGCTCTCCTGGTATTGTGTGGCGGTGGAAAAAATGCAATAACGAAACATGGGGTCGAGGCCCTGTTATGGAAGCATTACCTTCCATTATCAGTTTAAATGAAATGGCGAGGGTAGAGCTTGCTTCAGCTAATCTTAACACTTTTAGACCTTATATGGGGTTTAGTGACGCTGTATTTAATCCTCATACATTTAAACTGGAACCATTCACCATTATCCCAATTTCGCCTATTGGTTCAAATGGTCAAGTTCCTCTTATCCCTTTACCTAATAGTGCGTCTCCTGAATTTGCACAAATGACAATGGCAGATTTAAGGATGCAAATTAAACAATTGTTATTTGCAGAGCAGCCCCAAGATTCTCGCAGTGTCCAGCCACAAACTGCTTATGAATTAGCGATGAAGCAATCAACTTTGGCCGAAAAAATTGGTCCTATCTTTTCGCGAATGGAACAAGAAATGGGTTGGCCAATTATCAAAAGATTCGCTTATATCTTAAATAACATGGGGATTTTGCCTTATCCTAATGTAGGCAAAGTGCCAATTAAGTTCCAATATAAATCTCCTCTTGCCTTAACAAAGGGTCGTGCAGATGCGGAAAGATTTATTCAATACGTACAAATCATGCAAGGTGTAATGGGACCTGAAGCGACGCAGTTATACATTAATCCAGAAACAACGCCTTACAAATTAGCAAAAATGCTACAAGTTGACGATGACTTTTTAAATAGACCTGAACAAGTCAAGAAAGTCATGCAAATGTTACAAGATAAACAAAGCATGATGGAATTGGCTAATCCAGCTGGCATGATGCCAGAGCAACCTTCTAACCCGAGTCAACAACCAATTACCCCAGCAATTCAATGAGGCATGAATGAGTGAAAATGAAAATGTAAATCCTATCTTAGAACCTGAAAACTATTTTAAAGAATATCAAGAAAGTATCGATAAACATAAAAAAGATCCGCGTGTTATCGAATTTGATAAACTTTGTTATGAAGTTTTTGAAAAACATGAACCGGGTAAACGGCTTTTAGAACTAGCAACTGAACGTTATTTAATTCCTGCTATGGCCGCTCGTGGAACACCAACTTATCAAATTGATGTCCTTTGGGCTGAAGGTTTTAAAGATGCATTTAGAATTTTTATTAATGCATTGCATTCTCATCAACAACGAATCTTAGCAGGTAAGTAATGTCTGATAATTCAATGGAACAAAAAACACAAGAACCTACTTGGTTTATCGATGAAGGAATTCCAGGTGTAGGGCAAAGACCAACTTGGTTGCCTGATAAATTTAAAAGTGCAGCAGATGTTGCAAAAAGTTTAAATGAACTTGAGAAACGTTTTGGAGTAGTGCCAGATGAGTATGATTTTAGTAAGTCTCGCTATCTTGATCCTGACTACGAACCCTTTCAAGATTTAAAAAAATTCGCTAAAGACAAACGTGTACCTCAAGATGTATTCGATAAAATGTTCGAATCTTTTGATAAATATATGGATGAATTTAGTGTTGATATTAATGAAGAAATCAAAAAGATAGGCGAGAATGCACATGATCGCATATCTACTGTTGATAATTGGGCAAAAGCTAATCTATCAAAAGAAGCTTATGAAGCATTAAGGTCTAACTTAAATAATGCAGAATCATTTAAAGCACTTGAAGAACTTAGAGGAAAAGTCATGTCGAATACTGCTCAAGTACCTGGAAATTCAGGAACCGTTACTACATCAGCATCTGTTGAAGATCTTAAATTAGAACTTGCTCAAAATCTTGAAAAATATAAAACAGATGATGCTTATCGAAAAGACTTATCTAGACGTTTAGAAGTGGCTGTTAAAAATGATCCAAACTATATTGACAAAGTCGGCGGCTAATCTGTTATAATTCTAGTCAATGTCTACACAGGACAACTTTGTGAATTGACCTCGCAAGAGATAATCTATTAAGCATAAAGCCCTGGAATACGATGTGAAATTTTATTTCATTAATTATTTCGGAGCTTTATATTATGTCAACTTCATTAACTGCGGTCCAACAGGTCGAATTTGATGCGCTCGTCAAAGCACAATATCAATCTCTCGGTTTTTTATTACGTGACACAGTCCGCGTAAGACGAGATGTAATCGGCGCAACGGTCTCTTTTCGTAAAGTAAATCAGATCCAAGCAGTACCAACTGGTTATTTACAATCTGTTGTTATTCAAGATCCTACTTATAGCCAAACTTCAGCTATTTTACAGAAATATACAGCACCAACCGCAGTTGATTCCGTTCAAGAATTAACAGTTAATTTTGACGCTAAAATGGAAAATGCGATGTTAGTAGCAAACGCATTAGGCCGTCGTTCTGATCAAATTATCATTAATTCATTAGCTGTTAGCCCAGGCCAAACAGTGACTGACGGCGGAACTAATATGACTTATGTGAAATACACACAAGCCATTCAGTTCTTCGATAATAATGCAGTTCCATTACCAGAACGTTTTGCAGCTATGTCTGCAAGTAATTTTCAAAGTTTATTACAAGCTCAAGAATTTACTTCAACTTTCTATACACTAAATCGTGTATTAGATAAAGGATTTGTTCGTGATTATCTCGGTATAAATCTAATTGTAATTCCTGCCATGGTTGAAGGTGGATTACCATTTGCATCTGCTAATATTCGTAAAACATTTTTCTGGCATAAACAATCAACCGGTATGGGCATTGGTCATGATTTTAGAACCGAAATTAACTATTTACCGCGTGAAACATCATGGTTAATTAATGGAATTTTCTCAGCAGGTGCAATCACGATTGATAACTTAGGTATCATCGAAATCAACTGTGACGAAGCTTAATATTATCGAATTAATTGGAGAGTTCTAACATGACTTTTACTATTGCGAATTGGGCGTGTATATCTTCATCCTTGAACCAAGGCCAAGAAACAGTAACGCCTTATGGTGGTTCACCGACTGTTTTAAATGCACAAAATGTTTTTGCTTATGGTAGTCCAACTGACACAACGGCAACCATTTCTGGAGCTAACTACTTTTTATCTATGTATGCAGATTTAAGCGTAGGTGATTGGATTTTAGTAAATGGAACAGATGCGAGTGAAATTTTAGTTGTACTAACATCTTCTTCCACAGGTGTAACAACTGGCAGTTTTGCAGCATCTGGCACTGTAGGAACAGCAAATATTATCAATAATGCTGTTACATATGCAAAGATACAAGAAGCATCAGCAGGTTCTGTTCTATTGGGTAATCCAACAGGTGGTGCCGCTAATTATTCAGAAGTTACATTAGGAAATGGTATAGATTTTGCAAGCACAGCTTTAGAATTAAAACCGACTTATTTGAATGTAGTAGAAGTCAGTTTAACAGCAGCTCAATTTAATGGTATGTATGCAACGCCTGTTCAAGTGATTGCAGCACCTGGAGCAAATAAAGCAATTCTTGTAAACCATGCTGTTTTGAATATGACATTCGTGTCAGCGCAGTATGCTGCTGGCGGCGTAGTCGGTCTGCAATACGGTAATACAGCTCATTTAGCGGGTGCTCCGGCTTCTGCAACTGAAGCAGCGAGCGACTTTACTGCCGCTGCTGCTAGCACGTTATTCCGATTTGGGGCTGGATTATCTACAGGTGCTTTAGTATCAGCTGCTGCAAATACTGCTGTCTATATTTCTAATGCGACAGGTGCATTTACTACAGGTGATTCAACCTTTAAATTGTGGGTATGGTACGAAGTAATCCCTACTAACTCATAATTCTATAGGTATCTTGAATGGCTTATACCAAGACTAGCATCGTTTCATTAGCAGTAATGTTACTTGGGCATAAGCCTATCGTTTCTTTATCTAACGCTGATGATATGGTAATCGCTGCTGAACAAGCATTTGATATCTTATTGCCAAGCGTAATAAGCACAGGTAATTGGCGATTTTCAATGCAAATTCAGCAGTTAGTTTTATCAACGGAAGTTCCACCTCCACAAACTAACTTTAATCAAATTTATTTATTACCTGCCGGATATTTAAAAAATATTCGTATCATTCCTCAAAATTATGTTTATGAAATTTATTCAAATAACCAGATTTGGTGTAATTGGGGTGTTGATGGTCCTGTCTATATGGAATTTGCTTTTCAACCTGAAATAGCGCAATTACCTGCTTATTTCGTTGATTATTTCATTTATGAGATTGCAACATTTTCTGCCTTAGCATCAGCTCAAAAGCCTGAATATATGACAGCATTAGAACAAAAGAAAAATCTAAAATGGGCAATTGCATCTGCAACTGATTCTCAAAATAGACCTCAATTTAATCAGTGGGAAATTCCGATGCTTACTAAACGGAATATAACTGGCATTATTGGGCCGCAAATAGGTTAATGTGAGATGAAACATGGCATATACTTTATGGTCTCAAGATATTTTCACGAAAGGTGAATTATCACCATTTATGTATGCAAGATGTACGGTAAATGAATATCAGAATGGATTAAAAACTGCTCAAAATGTTTTAACTTATCCCACTGGCGCTGCGGGTAAACGATTTGGCACTTTATATAATGCAACAATTCCTGGAGTTACGTCGGGTAGTGAAATTAATTTTCAGACATTTCAATATCTAAATGAATGTGTTTATCAACTTGTTATTACGATTGGAAATATTTACATTTATTTAGAAGGAATTTTAGTTGCAACAGTTTCAAATAATTACACGATAAACCAAATTGCTAATTTAAGCACGACTGTACTAAATCAATTTTTTAGGATAAGTACTTCAGACATCCAACCGCAAGATTTAAAAAGAGTCGCTAATTCCGGTATTACTATTAATGGTTTTACTACAACATCTTATACTACTTCATCAGCTGGTTTCGTTGCTAATACTGTTTATCCCGTACAATTTACTGTATCGGGAGGAACAATTATGCAAACAGTTCCTCAGATTAGTCCTAATGTAACTTATTTTGTTGCTGCAACTAGCACTACTACGGGTACCTTATTTTCTAATTCACGGGATGCTAAACGCTTTTTACAAAATCGAGCCACCGATACTCCCGTGATTACAATTTCAGGATTAGGGACAGGAACAACAACTTCAATTGTTCAAAATACATGGTCACTTTCAAATGTATTTTTTAAGAACGTTCCGTTCTATGATTTCAATGGATCTACAACTTCATATGATGGATGTACTTTTACTCCAAATGCGACTTCTGGAGCGGATGTTGTAATTACTGTAAGCCCTGCTTATGCACCTTTAAATTCTTCTTATGTTGGAGGTGTATTTATTGGGGGTGGTGGAACGGCTAGAATCACTGTAGTAAATAGTACAACCCAATTTCGCGTCGCAACTCAGATTCCTTTTACAACCGCAAGTGTTGCAATTCAAGGTAGTTTAGCATTATTAGCCGAACCTGCTTGGAGTACTACGCGTGGATATCCTCAAGTTTGTTCTAGTTATCAAAGTCGGGCATTATTTGCAAATTCAAAAAGTTTGCCGAATGGATTCTGGGCAAGCGTAACTAATGATTATTCTGATTTTAGTGATTTATCAAAAGATGATGATGATGCTATTTCTCGATATCCTACTTCAGATAACATGAATTATATTAAATTTATTGTTCCTTATCGAAGTGTAACAGTACATACAAATACAGGTATTTATTCCAGTCCTTTATCTGATATTTCAGCAATTACACCAAGCAATTTTGCTTTATTACTTCAAGATTCAACGCCAGCTACTGTTCTACAACCCCAAGCAGTTGATAATCAAATATTAGTTCTGTCCGGAAATGATGCACATCAGATGATTTGGGATGGTATAAATAATGCCTATACTTCAAATATTGTTTCAGCGATCAATGAACAAACTATTCGAAATCCAATTGATGAAACTGCATTTATTGATTTATCAAGGGCTGGTAGTCGATTCGTTTTTATTGTAAATGCCAATGGATCAATGGCAATTTTTCAAACTTTAATCTCTCAAAATGTCGCTGGTTTTACTCCTCACATTATGGAGCAATCTTATGGAAATGCATCATTCCGACAAGTTGCAAGCAGTATTGATGGAAGATGCTGGTTCATCATAGAAAGACAAATTGCAAATCCATTATCTGCTATTCCTATTTCTTTAACTGGATTACCCACAACAACAGTAGCAGCAACAGCAAGTAATTTTGATTTACTTTTACCAACAGCAGTAGAATTCACGACAAGTGGATCGTTGCCAACGAGTATTCCTCAAATTACTACTAATAAATTCTTTTGGGTAATCGGAATTGATGCTGATCATTTTAAAGTTTATGTTGCACAACAAGATGCTTTAGCAGGCATTAATGCAATTTCTTTTACAACTACAGGTAGTTCTTCAAGTGTGGTGCCTAATCCTCTAACTACTATCTTTACGATGGAGGAATTGACATACGACACTTATTTAGATTGTGCAGTTTATTATTCGGGTTCACCTGAAAGTACAATTACGACAGGTCCTTTATTTAATGCTCAAGATATCAAGATGGTTGGAGACGGATTTGGATTTGATTCAGCCGGCGAAGTCAACGTAAACAATGAAGTAATATTTAAAGCACATGGCACCCCTGTACCAGTTATAGAAGCTTTTATCGGATTTCCAATTAATCTAATTATAGAGCCAATGCCACTTTCTATATCATTAGGAAATTCAGTTAAAAGTTCTTCTCTTACAAGACCAATTCATACGCGTTTTGTGAATTTCATGTTTAGTCAAACCATAGGTGGTCAGATTAATGGTGTTCCTATTGCATTAGCTCCTTTTGATATGGCCCATATTGGAGAACCTCCACAACCTGCAAGTGGAATATTTGAAATAAGCACTTATAGTGCATGGGATGATTTTAATAATCCGGTTTTTACTCTTACTCATAATGATCCATTTAATATAATATTATTAGGTGTATTCTATGCTGTAGAAACTTCTTAGGAGAATAAGTTAATGCCATTTGCTCTATTACTTGCAATGCAGGCCGCCGGTATGGTTACCGATTATATTGGTACTAAAAATCAGCAAAGATTAGCTGATTATGGTGAACGAATTCAGCAAGCAGGCATTGAAGCTAATATTGCTCAAACTCGATTAGAAACGGAAGATGCTTCATTAGAAGCAATGAGAAATTTAAGACAAAATCTAGGTTCTCAAATTGCAATTCAAGCAGCTAGAGGAAATAAAATTGGTGCAGGAAGTGCATTTATTTCTTTTAATGAATCATCTAATACTTTCAATGCAGATGAACGGATGCGTCGTTTAAATTTAATGGGTAAAGAAAACCAATTACGAAGTGGTTCAGCATTATCTCGATTACAAAATATGAGTGAAAATACGAGTCTATGGAGAAGTTTCGGACAACGTTCAATGAGTCGTTTTCCTTCGAGTGCAGCAGGTTGGAAACAAGGTATGACTGATTTTAAAGAAGGTTTTGGTTTGACGAGCGCAGGAACTTAATTAATGTCTGATTTAGATTTTACACATCAAGTTCAACAAATACCTGCTGGTGAATCTTTGCCAAATCCTATTCAACGCCGTGTAGGAGCAGAAACATCTGCTATTCCTAATATTCAAGGTGCCGTTAGCCAATATGCAAATTCAGCTAATTGGATGTCCAGCCTAGGCTCACATGTCGCTACGCAAGCATCAAATGCAATTGCTAGTCGTTTAGGAAATGAATTAGGTCAAAAGCCTCAAGGTAACATTGGAATTCCATTAACTGAATTTGATGCTGTCATGACTAAAAGTTATGAAATGCAATCTCAATCAACTCTTGGATTACAAGCGCAAAAATTAATAACTCAATCCAATTTGGAACTTGCTGCGGCACCCCGTATTAGTGAAGCAATGATTGCGAAATCTGAAAAGCAAATTAGTTTAGGTTTAAATAAAATATTTTCCTTAGCGCCTGAATCAATAAGACTTGGTTTAGAAAATCATTATGGTTCAGTAATGATTAATCAATCTGCTCAACTCGCTAACCGAATGCTAACGGAACAGAAACAAGATCGACTTGATACATTGGCTGTTTCAAACAAATTGAATAATCAAAATATCCACTCTCTTGCAATGGCTGGACATGATCTTGATAAAAATGGAGATTCTATTGCAGCACTTCATATTTTAAAATTGACTCATGATGCAATTGATTCTTCCGCAGCAACTCATGATATTTCTAGGGATGAGGCATTAACTTATAAAGATGCCACTCGTCAAAGTTATCTTTCAGGGAAATATTCTCGTCTAGCAATCGAAGCAGAGAAAAATAAAACTCTCCCTGCATTCATGCGATCGCTTGCTGACAAACCACCAAGTGATATTCGAGACCAAGACCATCAGGCAGTTTATAATAATGTTCTTTCAACTATTCAAGAACAACAAACTTTACGTTCTCAAGATGAAAATTATCAATCTCAAATAATGCAAAATAGGATTGCAACTAATCCTATGAGTATTACAGAACAAGATTGGAATGAGTATGCAGGCAAAGTTTCGCCCATTAGAAACGAACAAATGAAGTTTCATTTGATTCAAGCATTGAAATCTAAGAACCAAGAAAATATAGGTGTTACTTCTTTAATTCAAAATTATAACAATCCTGAAGCGCAGGCCAATGCAACACCTAAAATACAAAATGCTGCTTTTTATCAGAATGTAGCTACTACTCTTAAAAGAAATCCTAATTTGACTCAAGATCAAGCTGAAGTCCAGGTGGCCATGTCAGCTGGTGCTACAGTTCCTGTTTTTACTCAAACATTAAAAAATAAACTATGGTCAGGCGATCCTGCTCAAATGGATTCAGCTGTAATGCAAATACAGGAATTAAAAAATTTACATTCTGGACATGCTTTAGTTGGATTGAATGATCAAGATCTAGGTTTATTTAGTCAATACGAAGCACTTAGAAATCCAGCTGATCCAACCATTGGAGCAAAGCTTGCTATAGAAAATTCACAAAATTTTGATCCCGCTGTTTTAAAAGTAGTACAAACCAAATGGTCTAATTTAATAGATACTAATACACGATTTGCAAAAGTTGATGTTGATGATTGGATTTTAAATAAATTTGGTTTTTATACGGAAGATCAATATTCCGTATTTCATCCTTTCCGAAAAACTTTTGATAGTCCATTTATGAGTACTGTTTACGCAGCCGATGTTTTAAATAAGTATAAATCCTTTTTTGAAAGCACACGGGGAAATGAAACACTTGCTACTAAAATGACCCAAGAATATGTAGATAGTAACTATGGTCAAACTGAAATAAATGGTTCTAAACAATGGACATTACACCCAATTGAAAAAACTATTGGTTTTAAAGGTAATGATGGTATTCCTGTTATTCATCAAGACATGGCAAGACAATTTGCAACGCCTTTAGCAAAATTAAAAGAAGCATATGATAACAAAGCATCTGATGAATATTGGACAATTGAGTCTGGTGCTAAAGGAAAAGCATTTAGATTAACTAAGCATGAACGTGCGCAGTTAGGTACTAAAACAAAAACTTATGATGCAGTTTTGATAGGAAATAATTTTGACCAATGGGATGTCAATATTCAAACAGAATACGGCCCTAGAAATCTATTTTTAGAATCTCCAATGCTCGGTGTAATGTCATATACGCCCGATAGGCAATGGATTATAAATACTTATAATGGGAAACCGAATGGATAATGAATTCGAACAAGTTAACCCAGATGCGCCTGAATTCACCAAAGAAATTGTGAAGAAGCCTTATAATTCTTCGACAACTATTCCACTTGATATTAATTTTACTCCTTATAATCATTTCACCGCAAAAGTTCCGGTGACGTCTACAGGATTATATGAAGAACCTGATTTCTCTGCGCCTCCCAAAGAAGAACCCAGTTTTTTAGATACAGCAGTATCACAAGCCAAACATATTAATGATACCTGGCACTATTTACATGCGGGATTTACTCAGCTTCAAAAACCATGGAATGATCCTATTGATCCAAATTTTAATCCAATGGCATTCCAAGATAAGTTTATAAATATTGAACCTGAATATTATAAATATCTTTTAGATTCTCAAAATGAAGCTGACATGAATTTCAGGTTAAACAGAATAACAAGTGAACAAAAAAATAAAGAAAATATCAAAAATGGTTCATGGATGGCTTATTTGACGGGAGGAGCTGTTGGGATTGCCACAGACTTAACGAATTTGATTCCTATTGTTGGACAGATGAAATATGCAAAATATGGAAAAACTTTTTTAACAAGCATGGCGCGTGCTTTACCAGGTGCAGCAACTTATGGTGTGGTATCTAGTCTAGGTGAACAACTCGATAAAATTAGTGGAAATGCTCAAGATTGGTTAATTGATAGCATGACACGCACTGCATTTGTAACAACACTCTTTGGTGGATTCGGAGTTGTTAGTTTAGCTGCTGATAAATCAGCTTTATGGAAATTAAAAGATTTTGCTAGTGATTATATGAAAGGCATAGATTATAAGTTAAAAGTTGATAAAAATAATAAAGTTGTTGGATTTGAAGCTTATGATATGACTGGCGATTCTGTTGGGGCTGCGCGAGTTAAATTAGCCCAAGATAAAGCTGATTCTACATTTTTAAAAGCAGGAATATTTAAAATACCTTATGTTGGGGAAGCAGCAACACGTTTTCTAGGTAATCGTTATTTTGGTTCATCAATTGTTAGCATGTTAAATTCACCTTATGAAACGGTGCGTGCCGTGGCTGATCTTTCTGTAGATCATGGCATTATTACTGAAGGGATAGAAAAAGGAATTGCTAGCCCTAAAAAATTCTTTACGTTAATGAAACAAACACATGCATCTATTAGAGCCCAAGAAGCACAAATTAATGGACTTCATTTAGAACGTAATGGCTTTGATCTAGATAATTACGTAGCTCAGGGCGCGACAAAAGCAGCTCTATATACAAAAGAAAAAGCATTAGAATTTTTAGGTAAAAATCTAGGAAATAAGCCTTACGTCAATCGTGAAGAATTTTTTTCTGAAATTGAAGATGTATTAATCAATGAATCAACAAGTCCCCACGGATCTGTGAATGAAGCCGCCGCTTTACTTCGTGAAGTGATGGATGATTCATATAAACAATGGCGAACCGCATATAATTTGCCTGAAGATTGGATGCCACCTAGAACTGCTCGTGGTTATTTGATGCGAGTGTATGATACTAATTTCTTAAACAATAACGAAGGGAAATGGGTTCAAGTTATATCTGATTATCTTAAGCAATCTGATGAAACAATTATTAAACATACAAAACCTATTAATGATATTACACGTCAGATAGAAAATCATATTCTAGAACATGATGCGTTAATTTCTAGACCTAATATTACTGATAATCAAGTAAAAAATTCAGCAGAAAAGCTGCAAACATTAAAAATCAAGAAAAAAGTTTTAGAAGAAACTCTTCAAAATTCAATTAGAACAAATCCCGAATTGCATCTTTTAGCTGAAGAATGGAATGATTTATCAGCTGAAGAAGCCAAAGAACTTATTCAATTAACTAAACGTCGAGATGTGGCGCAAAAATTTGTAGATGAACAAAAACAATTAATTAGAAATATTAAGACTGAAGCATCTAAAAGAAACAAAGCAACTCAAAAATCTAAAACAGTTAAAACAGCAAAAAGCGGAAAACAAAAAGCAGCAATTGGTGAATTAGTTGCTGAACGAGAAGAAATTAAATTAGCCGAACTAGAGAAAGATTTAAAAGAAGAAACTATTCGTCTCCAAGAAATGGCAGAAAGTGGCCAGATTAATCGCCGATTTTTTTCTAAACCACAAGGAAGTTTTTCTTATGTGTTTAAAGATCCTAGTCAAAGACTTAAATTAAGAAAAACTTATCATGAACAAAAAGGATATTTAGCCAGTGAGGAAGATGCTCATCTATTTAGAGAGCAACATGCTAAAGCCTATTACGATACCATCATGAATCAAACCGCTGAAGATACGATTAATCAAGTCATGGGTAAATTTACTGGTAATGGCGCAGAGAATCATTTGATGTCAAGGACTTTAATGATTCCGGATGAAGTCCTTTATAAACATAAATTCATGACAAAAGATTTATTGGCTAAAACAGCTAATTATCAGTCTTGGTTAGCGCGCAGAACTCATCTTAAAAATGTCTATAATAATTTAACATTAGAAGGTGGCTTTGAACCTATTATTGCTGGACTCAAAGAAGAATATGATTTTAATCGTGCATTATTGAATGGTGCTAAAGAAAAAATAGAAAATCAATTATTAACTGAAAATCTATCAGTTAAAACTAAAAAAGAATTAAATAAGAAATTAACCAAATCAGATATTGAATTGAATAAAGAAAAAAAACGTTTTGAAAAAGCAAAAACAGCATTGAACTTCACTTATGAAAAAATGGCTGGCATATCTAAATTAAGTAAAAATCAAAAAGCTTTTCAATCAAGTGTGCGCTCTTTTACTGTATTAGCTAATTTAGGCTTTTTACCTTTAACAATGATAACTGACTTATCCGCAAATGGATTAAAACATGGTGTATTGCCTTTCTTAAGAGATGGTATTTATCCAATGGTGCAAAGCTTGGGTGGTATGTTAAAAACAAAAGACAGCGAAGCATTAAGAAATGCGGCAGCAGCAGCTAATTTAGCTTTACAACATATCGGCGGTGCAACATCAGAAAAGAACATTGGGCTACAAACTAATCCCTATCTAAATATGGGTAAGATTCCATCAGCTTTAGACAAAACTGCTCATCTATCCGCTAATTTTAATTTGACTAATTTTTTTGATAATACATTACAACGTATTACGTCGGCTGTTGCTCAATCTGAAATCATGAGAATGATGGTAGCTCATCAAAAAGGAACTTTATCAGTTAGAGATAAACGTTGGTTATTACGATATGGCCTAGATCCAAAAGAATGGTCAGAAAAAATGATTTCTCAATTCAAGTCTCATGGAGGTGGAAAAACTTCTCTGGGAGGTTATCAAAGTAATTATTGGCAATGGCTAGATTGGGAAACTTCTAATACTTTCAGTGATGCTGTATTTCGAGCAACGCATGATACGGTGATTAGCGCTAATACATTGGATACGCCTTTTTGGATGGATTCTAACGGCCCGATGGGAATTATGGGCCCGATATTCAAAGGATTTAATGGATGGGCTTTTGGTTCTTTAAATCGTTATGTTATTCCTTTTATGCAAAAACCTGATGCACTTCAATTTATGGGTGTATTGAGTCTTTTAGCGACCGGCGCTTTAGTTAGTCCTATGCGACGAATTGCACGTGGAGAAGAGGCTTATCCGCCTGATCAAACTGATGAACAATGGGCTTACGAAGTTATTTCTGATTCCGGTTTCTTTAGTTACTTTATGACAATATTGAATGATGCTAATGTACTAACAAAAGATGGATTATTAGGTGATCTAAAGAATGATAAATATAGAAATAGATCACGAGCCGGTTTATTAGGCCCTGCTATTGGTGACGCGAATAGCATGGCAGATTTTTTTACTGCCTTAGCAAGTAATGAAATGAATGAAGTAGATGCTTTAAAAATGGCTCGTATGGTTCCATTTGCGAATGCACCATGGACATATTGGATGAGTAAACAAATTATAGAGAATTTTGGATTACCTAAGACGCGCTCAATTGCGCATAGACAAAAGGATAGTTGATCATGAGTGATGTAGTCATTGGCGATATTCTTCCTTATACACAGATAATAGCCACCGCTGGTCAAACTGTTTTTGGAACTAATTGGACAGCCGATGCAGCCAGTGATGTTGTTGTTTATTACACACCTGTCGGCACTCCACCTAATGATGCGACTCAAATATTAGCTTATCCTTCAACTTATTCGGTTGCATTTATTGGTGCATTACAACAAGTCCAGGTGACGCTTGTTACGCCTGCGGTTAATAATGGTGATATTGTAACAATCACACGTCAAACACCTGCTGATCGATTGAATTTGTATACGAATACAAATTTTACGCCAACCATGCTAAATCAAGATTTTGGTATTCTCACATTGGTTGACCAACAAGCCCAACTTGTTAATCAGTTAATTGGGCCTCGTTATAATTATTCTGCTGTGATCGCTCCCAATTTGTCTTTTCCTAAAGCAAATATTATTTTGCCGCTCTTAGGTGCTAATCAAACTTGGGTAATGAATCCTAACGTAACGGAAATTATTACTTATACTTTACCATCAGGAGGTGTCGCACCTACTGATGCGACTTATATTACTTTAACTGATGAAACATCGACCCTCCCAAATAGTTTTCCATTAAGTACATTAGCGACTGGATTTGTCGTTAATCAACTTGTTGGTCATACATTATTAACAACAACGATTGCTGGAACTTCAAATCAAATTTCTGTTGTTAATGGCAATGGTGTAGGTACTGTCGGAATTTCTATTCCGAATAATCCGATTATGCCAGGAACGGCCGGAATGGGTATTCCTTCTGGCACAACTGCACAACGTGTTGTTCCAATTACTAATGTGTCATTTCGTTATAATAGTGATTTGGATAGTCTCGAATTTTATAGCAGCGGCACATGGTCTCAAATCAGTGATAATACAGATGGTATTGTTCTGCCTGGATTAGCAAATCAATTAGGTTATTATGCATCTAATGGGAGTACCATTTCAGGATTACCTACCGCAAATAATGGAATATTGGTAACGTCTGGTGGAGGTGTGCCTAGCATTAGTTCAACACTTCCATCTGCCGTTCAATTGAATATTAATCACCTTGGTGTAATCATAAGTCAAAATCTTCAAGTTTCAGGAGGAGGTATTATCAGTGGTTCATTCGCTGGTGGTACAGCCGGAATATTTGAAGCCTTTTCTCCTGGTGCAGCATTAGGTAATCTTGCGTTAACAGCTGCAAATAATGTCGGTAATTTTAGCATTGAGATTACTAATGCGTCTTTTTCTCAAAGTACAGTTTTAACTATTCCTGATCCTGGTGCAGCCACAGCTAATTTATTTGCGAGCCAGGCATCATTTCCCACATCGACTACAATTAATCAGCTTTTATATTCCTCAGCAAATAATGTGATAGCCGGATTAGCGACAACTTCATCAGGTGTATTGACGACAGTTTCAGGTGTACCTACATGGGCGGCCATATTGAGCGGTGCACTAGGAGGTACCGGTGTTAGTAACTCAGGAAAAACAATAACGCTAGGCGGAAACTTAACAACATCGGGTGCTTTTGCTTCTACCTTTACAATGACGGGTGCCACTAATGTCACCTTTCCTACTTCTGGTACATTAGCAACCACCTCGGGCGCGTCTGGTGTTATCAATCCAGGACTTACTAATCAAATTGCTTACTATGCTGCGGATGGAACCACGCTCTCAGGGACTTCTACTTTACCTATTACAGTACAAACAAATATCACTGAACTAGGTACGATTACAGTTGGTGTGTGGAATGCCGGAGCAGTCACTTCGTCTGGTGCGGTAATCGCGGGTGCTGCTTTAGAAAGCGGCAATACATTAGGTGGTTTTAGCGGAAAAGTTCAACTTTTTCCTGTCACTGCTGCTAAAGGATTTTTACAATGGGCTGCAACAGATAATGCAGGTAATTTCGAAGTCGGATTTACGAATGCGTCTTTTGCACAAACCACTATTATCACTGTTCCAGATCCAGGTGTATCAGCGACTAATTTTATTCTTGCTGATTATCCTGGTAACCAAATAATTAACTCAGGCTCTCTAAGTATTTTATCAGGACGAATTGAAATAGGTTCTCCCTCTGGAGTAGGAAGTGCTGTTAATGGATCAATTCAGCTTTTTCCTACTTCATCAGGTAAAGGATTTACACAATGGCAAGCAAATGCGAATGCCGGAGATTTTGAGATATTATTTCAAAATTCGTCTTTTGGACAAACAACTGTCATCACTTATCCTGATCCTGGTGCGGCCACAGCTAATTTATTTGTAAGCCAGGCATCATTTCCCACGTCGACTACAATTAATCAGCTTTTATATTCCTCAGCAAATAATGTGATAGCCGGATTAGCGACAACTTCATCAGGTGTATTGACGACAGTTTCAAGTGTACCCACATGGGCAGCTACATTAAGTGGTGCACTAGGAGGTACCGGCGTTAGTAACTCAGGAAAAACGATAACATTAGGCGGAAACTTAACAACCTCTGGTGCATTCAATACTACATTTACTTTCACTGGTGCAACCAATGTTACTTTTCCAACGTCAGGTACACTTTCAACATCTA